CGGTGAAGAAGTCCCGGTCGTACATGGCCTGGAGCTTGACGAACTCGGACTCCGGGAACGTGAAGTTCTCCTCGACCTGCTGATCCATCCACACTGACGAGTAGGCCAGGTTGATTGATCCGTCTTGTCTCTCATTGGAGGTAAAGATGAGGATATGACCGTCCTCCAGGCAGCCCCCTGAGACGCCCGGAGCGGGGATGGTGGAGGTGACCGTGGAGGACCATGACCCGTAGAACCCGTACACATCAACGTTCCTGATTCGGTACGAAGACTCAATCCCAACCCGGGCCTCGTAGTCGTTGAACCCGGTGATGGCGGTGGAGGAGGCCAGCATGATGGTCTGCCAGTCGGTCTCGACCGTGTCCATGCGCTGAAGCTCGTAGGCACCGAACCAGTATTGAGGTGGCTTGATGGTCAGGTTGTCGAACAGGTAGGTGTTGCCGGTTCCACCTACGTCACGGATATAAACCCCAGCCAGACTGCCAGTAGTGAGACCGGTGTCCGTTGTTTCAAGGTTCCACATCGCCGGCTCAGGTTCGCCGGTCACCCATGCCTTGGCTTTGAGTATTGACCCCTTGCCCAGGAACCTGATCGTTATGGCACCTCCGGACCCTCCGACTATGGGCAAGGTGACTGGCCCAACGACAAAGTTGAGGACACCGGCAACACGCTTAATGATTGCTATGGCCGTCGTCCCGGCGTTGTCGATCTCTAACCTGGCGGCGTAATGGTTGTTGATGTCTGTGTATCGGCCAGCCGCTCCGGGTCGAGCCGAGGTCCCAACTACGACATTGTTGAGCACCGTGTCAACGGTGACATCAAAGTCTGTACCGACACTGAGGACGGCGAATCTGTCCGCAGAGGACGCCGTGACAACCGACCCCTGAGTCCCATTAACTGAAAACTCTGCCGTGCCGACAGGAATCGTATAGGTCCCACCAATGTCAGCATCACCCCACGATCCAGCGGCGACGGTGCGCTCAAAGGCATCAGTGGCATAACTGGTGTTAGGCGGGAACGGCCAAGTGATCCGGTTGTACACGATGTCGGTGGGTATGCAGCACGGATCAACCCCGCAGTCCTGGCCTATCCCGGTGATGGCCTGCGAGAAGGTGGTGACTGCGAACCCGGTGATGGTTGGCATGTCCTGGGCGAAGATGATGAAGGCGTCGGAGCTGTTGTCATCGGAAGTACCGGTGACCCAGGGGGAGCCCACACCTTGCGGGATCCAGCCCATGTTGATGATGGCCCCAGAAACCGGCTGACCATAGGTGGCTGCACTAAGGAGCTGGGTGCTGGGGACGAAGTTGAACGGGTTGCCTGGTGTACCGGAGACTGCCGGGGCGCTGGCACCCAGGATCTCCCAGCGGTTCCCGGCCTTCTCGCCGGCAGCGGACCAGACAAACTGCGGCTGAGTGCCGGCACCCATGGTGGGTGCGGTGTCGAACCGTAGGGTGACCTCCTTCCAGCCGTCGAGGATCTCGTCCAGGGCGTCAAATTCAACCGGAGTGATGTCCACCGACCGGGTCGCACCTGTGAGGGTCAGGGGAACCGTGGTGTCCCCAAAGCGCCTGGCGATGTAACGGACCCAGGGCCATGAAGCTGAACCTCCGGCGAGCCCGTCATGGATCTCCTGGGTGACGGTGGCAGTTCCGTACACCTGACCAATGGCCTGGCGACCGTAGACCTGAGGCTCCACCAAAGGGGCACCAGTGGTCCCGTGCAGGGTCAACTGACCATGTATCGGGGTGTCTACCTTCTCGAAGGTGTCACCGAGCCGGTCAGCGAGCGGGAACGGTATATCCACCTCTACGCCTGGATGGGAGGGGATGGAGTACAGCTCCCGGAGGCCGTTGATGAGAGGGACGCCGGTCTTGAGGCTGTCGTCGTAGTCAACCTCACCAGGGTTCACATAGGACAGGGTGGCGGTGTAGTTCCCGATCGCCAGTGACGGGTCAGCGGTGAAGGTCAGGTCCCGCATGGTGATGATGTTGACGCCTAGGTTGTACGGGTTGAACCGCTTCCCCCCGTACGCCACCCGGTTCTCTTCGCAGTAGATGACCCGCATCGCCAAGTAGTCCAGGGATCCTTCCGCATTGGTGAGTGCGGCCGGGATCTGGAAGGTGATCCGGATATTCTGTCGGTTGACGTTGGGGAAGCTGGGCTCGAACCGGAGCAGGTCGACGTACCTCCACGGCATCCGGCTTGTGTCTGCGGCGGTTGGAGCAAGAGTTGGGTCCCAGAAGTTGTTGACATCGCCCAGGTTCAGAACACCGATCACCTGATTGGCACCAGGGTTGCCGGAAGAGAAGCCAGGGATGGTTGCCAACTGGGCCAGTGAACCGGCATTGGACAGGAACGCTGGCCCCACAAAGTCGATGTCGGTACCGAGGTCGTTCCTCTGTTCCACGATGGTGGCAAACGAGCCCGGGTCCGGATTCACGAACGGGATGTTGTCCCCGAGGGCATTGGTGTCCGTCAGGTACCCGGCGTAGAGCAGGGACACGTTCAGGATCCGCTTGTTGGCCAGCATCGGACCTGCGGAACTGACGTTGAACCAGAAACTCACCCGCTGGGCGCTACCTGCGTTGTTCAGGAAGCGGATCCGCTTAGAGGCCAGTCCTGGCTGGGCTACAGCGTCGGCAGCATTGTCGCCGAAGACGGTGACGTTTGAGCCGGTGACGGCACCCAGGGAAACCGGGATGATGACCTGCTTGATTGGGCCGGTGAGATCCTCCAGGCCGGCTGGATAGATGTTGACCAGTGCAGTCTGAAAGGCGTTCTGGGCAGCCGGTAACTGGGTGGTGTAGAACCGGGCGTCACGAACAGTGCGGGCGGTATCCAGTCGGAACGATGTTCCTAGCTCAATGGCGTTAACGGCCGGGGAGAATGGCAGGTTCTCTTCCCGGATCGGTACGAACTCCTGACCCAGGATCTGCGGCACGTAGGGGTTGTAGCTACCCATGTCACATGGTCCTTATCTGGAGTCGGGTGTTCCGTGCCGCGATGGCGTTGGTGATCCCACGACCGGCTGCCATGCCGGTCATCTGTGCCTGCTCCTGTGTAGGTACTGCTCCCTCAAAGCCCACCCTCACTGAGCCCGGACCGAAGATGATGTTTCCTGTCGCCTGGGAGCTGGCGGCGGCGAGGGCTGGGGTCTCCATCTGCATACCGGTGATCAGTCGCTGGATGATCCTCTGTCCACCCTTGAGTGGATCACCCTCGCCGGAGAGGGGTCCGATCTTGGCGGGAGATTTGGGAAGACTGTCACCGATCTCGGCACCAACAGCGAACATGGCGAACCGGAGTGGCCCAGGAATGGTGTCCAGGATTCCCTGAGCCATCCTCTGGACGAAAGTCCTGCCCGCGTTGTACATGAAGGTACCTATGTTGGCGATAATGTCCCTCAGTCGGTCAGGTATCCCGATAACCAGTTGTCTGATGGTTTCGAGTCTTTCTGCAACTGCCTGCCTGGCCATCTCGAAGGCTGCTGTGAAGGCACCGTAGACTCTCGGCCCCGATGACCTTACCCACTCGATGAACCCTTCAACGATGTTGGGGATCGTCTCAGTGAAGAACTTTCCGATCCCTATGACAAGGAACGCTAGGAAGTCGCCAATGTACTTCAGAATGGCGAGCCATGACAGGAACCCTCCTATGAGGATGACTGCTACGACAGTAAGGCTGAGAAGCAGTCCCAAGAGAGCCCTGATGCTGTCTTTACCGAAGTCGGTCTTGAGGAAGATGATGATTTGATCAATCAGGAACATGAGCTGATCAATCATCTCCTTGCCGCCTGCCTCGTCAACCACCTGAGCAAACACCTTCAATGCCTCGATGGTCTTACCCAGAAACGCCCATGTTGCCTTCAGGGTCTCCTTCATGTCTTCGAGCCAGGCCAGGAACTCCTTATCTGCCGACAAACCCGAAAGCCATTTGCCGAAGTCGGCAATGCCCTTAGCGACCCCGGCACCGAACCAGTCCAGGAAAGGTTTCACCGCTATGCCAAGCTCAGTGAAGCCTTCAAGAAGGGAGAGCAGGGCGGGGCCAAGAGCCTGGATCCATTTTTCAGTTGAGTCGATAAGACCTTTGAAGAACTCCTGGAACCGGGGGTACTCGAAGAAGGCCACCAACTGACTGAACAAGAGGCCGAACGCGGTGCTGAGCTTGTCCACCGCCAGGACCAGGTTAAACCGCATGAACTTGGCGAAGCTGGCAAGCACTGTGCCGAACGCAGTGAAGAAGTTTCGCTGAGCCAGGTCACTGAGATCGTTGAAGAGTTCCCTCAGTGGCAGCAGGCTCCGGATGAACTTCTGTAGCGGTGGGCTTAGCCCCTCAAGTGCCTTCTCGAACTCCTTCGGGGTCTTGGCAGAGAAGGCTTTAGCTATTGCCTCACCCACACCCCTGAAGGCAAGAAACAGGACTCCCGCCTGTAGGGCAATGGCACCGATGAGGCTCGGGATTAGGTACAGCAGAGAGATCAGGCCGTTGACCGCCTGTACCGCAGCAGCGATCAGGGCACCAATGGCACCGATGAACGGGAGCAGGAGGACGATCAGGGGTCCACGGCCGGAGACGTTGAACCCGGCACCGATGCCGGAACTTACCGCATCACCGACCCCTCGCTCCAGGGTGTCGAGGGGGCCACCAGGCTTGAAGACCCGAGAGAAGGCTCGTTCGATCTCATCCGGGATCAGGCCCTCGTCAACGTCGAAGTCGACATCCGCCTTGATCTTCCGTTTGCCGAACTCCCGCTCCACGGACCTGGCAATGCCCGGGATCCGGCTCTTGAGACGCCCCCCCATACCGTCAGCCATGGCATCACCCATGTCGCGGCCGGCGTCCCTGAGATCATCGTCAGCGGCCTCGGCTCCCCTGCGGACACCTCTTTCAAGCTCACCGGGAACAGCAGAGGTGTCGGCATGGGCCTCTACCCAAACCCTGCCGGCTGGCAGCGTCACGACACCACCCCTCCAAGCCAGTGGTGCGGGCAGTTAGCCTATGCGCCGCAGGCTCATCATAACTGTCCGGCCATCTTAAGGAAGGCATTGGCCGACATTTCCATCTCCTCCTCGGGCACCTCCACATCGGCGGGGGCTGCCTCCAGCCTCATGGAGAACATCGTCGTGTCCTTCGGGTCCATGCTGTGAAGAATGACCAATAGCAAAACGTCAAGCCACCCGGACAGGGACATCCGGGTGGCGTCTACTTTGAGCATCTCCCCGCTGAGAATGTGCCAGGACTCCTTGGCTATCCCAATGAGCCGCAGGGTGACCCACCACGGCCTACCGGAGGCCGTACTGACCACCTCCAGGCACACCTCGTACAACTCCTCCAGGCTCAGAGTGGAGTCAAAGAGCATGTCCTCGGCGGCCGGGAGCATCTCGTCAATGAAGTCGTCCAGGGTTAGCTCGGCCTGCATCAGCACCGCGAGCCAGTCCACCGCTGGCAGGGCTGGGATCTCTAGCTTGCGCCCGTAGATCTCGACGCTGACCGGCCACGGCTTCAGGGACCAGATCGGGTCCTTGTTCAGTTTCGGGATGGTGACCCTGGTGGACTCTGGACTGGGACTAGCTCCGCTTGGTCGGCGGCCTGCCACGGCGCACCCTCGGCTTCTGGTCCTCGTCCTTGAATGCCGAGATGAAGGCGGTTAGCTCCTTCAGCTCCACCTTCCCGGTGGCGATGAGGTCGGAGACGTACTCCTGGTCCTCATCCTGGACCACCATGGATTCCAGGATGTCGAACATACGAGCGGCCCCGGTCACCTTCCGGGCGTTGTCGGCATGGTCCTGTTGCAGGACCCGTGATTCACGAGCCAGGAGGGCGAGCTGAGCCCCCTCCAGCATCCTGATCACTACCTGGCGGCCTTTGATGTCAACGATTCGGGTGTCTCTACCTGGATCGGGTTCAGTCATGTAATCAGATCCTCGCGTTAGAAGGTGAGGACCCTCATCCGGTGCCGGCGTGCGGCGTTACGGAGGGGCTCGGTTAGGTACTTCTTACCAGACTTGATACCAGGGTGGGAGATCCCTAACTTCGACGGACTGCCGGGGATCTGTGGCAGGTACACCACATGACCAGCCTTACGCCAGAAGAACCGGAGCTGAGGCCGGCGACGGCTACCGAATCTATAAATGCCGGTGTAGCCCCTGGGGAAGATGGGGTGGATCTCTGCACCGTCATGCACGGAGGCAGCGTACGGGAGGTCAGTACCCACGCTCCCTCGGACGCTGGATCCAAAGACGAAGGGACCCCTCGTGTTAATGCTTTCGGCTAGGTGTCCGGTTGAGTACGGACCACCCGCCGCCATGATCTTAGCCTCGAACTGGATCTCGTACAGGACCTGGGTGATCAACCTGACTGCAATTTCGTTGCTCTGCACACGGACCACAGCATGGTTGATTCGGACGGTGGCCATCGAAGATCAGCAATCACAATTCGGAATCTGGATTGCTATATTGAAATACCTCTCTACACACCCGCCTTGCGGGGTTCCCTGCACCTGGCGCTCCATCACCACCGACATCCCCAGGAACAGCTCATCGTTGGTGGTCACGTAGTCCCGGATGCAGCACTGGGTCCGACGCAGAGTGAGCCCGTCGTACACGTTCTGGAGGAAAGCAGCATTCCAGTCGTCACAGGTAGGTGGGCTCTCATCCCCCGTGGGGGCACACCTGATGATGCCAACCTTGAAGTATTGAGCCCATGAAGGTGGAGCACATACAGTGTTGGCCTGCCTGACAATGTCCTGCTCGGGGAAAGATGCTGAGGAAGGGAAGGTGTCACCTAAGGCAACATAGGCGATACCTTCACAGCAAAGATCGGTCCACACTCCAGCATCATGAGCAATCTCCACCCCGACCCGGAAACAACAATGTTGGGGAGGGTTGGGCTGAAGTTGAGTCTGGGCACAGAGACAAGCCAACAGTTGGTTGGCTAAGGGAAGGACGAACTGGTCTTCAGCCATTAGGGCCACGTCGTAGTTCTGGTGACGGGATCATCAGGTGACGCTATCCCCATGCGACTGACCAGGCCATATGGGTTGAAGTTTCTTATCACCTGGTCCACGGTTTGTACTCCGGTGAGCCCCATCTTCAACAGGTCGTCCACGTTAACCATGGAGATGGACACACCCTGCCTGGCAACAGAGGTAACCCTTTGTGGGAGCCGACAGGGGAGTCCGAGGCAGGATTTTATCCACTCGCAGGCAAGTTCTCCGGCCGCGTTTTTCAACACATTGGGGACCGCGATGCCTTGGTAATACTCCACGATCAAAGTGTCGGCACCCTCATCGAGGTTGTAGTTCTGGCATTGGATCCAGCAGTCATCAGTGGACTCATTGTGGGTACGGACCAACCATCTCCCGTTATCCACCCGGTAGGTGTTGGGGTCAACCGTCACACCATCTTGGGTAACCGAGATGATGGAGTGAACCGGGGCCGGGAGATACAGCTCGCACTCGGGCGCACAGGAGCAGCAACCGGATAAGCCATTACAGCCACACCAGCAGTTACGCCAGGCCCCGTTGAAGATATAGGGCAGCCAGGTGCCCTCGGACCAGTAGTAGCCGTAGGTGCCCTGGTTATTACACGTTCGACCGCAGGGACGGGCGGTGCGGGGGCACAGACCGAACCGGCGACCGGTGGCGGCCCATACCGTGAAGGCCCCGTATTCGAGCCCCGCCAGGATGGTGGCCTCGCTGGCGCTGCCACTGACCTCGGGGCAGCAGGCTGACACCTCAATGTCCCAGCCTGAGCACGGCAAAACGGGAGACGCGATGTATACGTCAACCATCACGCCTCCCGTTCATCAAACCGCCAAGCCGTCACTTCCAGACTACGGAGTCAGGTCAGCCAGAGTCTGGCAACCGCAGACGGCGGTCGGTGGTGCCAGCCGAGTGAGGAACATCCGGCTGTGCTCCGTGGACCTGATGGCCGTCAGGAGCGGGATCTGAGTGGTGGAGCCGGCCGGGTTGTCGGAGTAGTCCACCATGTACGGGCCAAGGCCCCACGGTGACGTGCTCTTGGTCCGGGCGTTGCTCACCACGAAGTTGGCGGCACCGTTCTCGTAGGTGATATCACCAACGGTGCCCTCAACCACCCACGGGAAGACGGTGTAGCCGTACTCCTGGCCACCCGTGCAGGAGACCCCGGCACCGCTGATGCGGGTCCAGGTCTCCAGCGCGAAGTTGGCACTGGCGGTGGCACCCTCGTCGGTGGAGTAGCCCACCGCGTTGGGTGAAGAGGCATCGTCGTAGACCCGCTGCTCGCCCGTCATGATGTAGACCAGGTCCGGGTCCACGTTGCAGAACGTCAGGGTCAGGTTGAGCCACTTCAGGATCGGTGGGTTGGTCTCCCGCACGCAGAAGGTACCGTCACCGTTCTTGACGAAGAACTCTTCCCGCTCCTCGTATTCCTTGGTCATCTCGATGGAGATGATTCCATCCGTCACCACGGTGGAGCACCCGGTGACCGGTACACCACAGGAACTCAGCAACGTGGCGCGAACCCGGGGGACTTTCCACGGGGTAAAACACACCGTAGTCATGTTGACTTCTCCTTCTTCTTCGGCTCTATAGGCGACGAAGAATCAAGGGACTGGTACGTGAGGTAACGCTCGTACAACTCATCAGGAACCACCACGGCTGGCCCATCAAAGTCCGTGGTGGTTTTTACGTCTTTAGGGTTGTCGGCCAGGTCCAACAGCACCTTGAGAGTCCAGTTGCTGTCGTAGTGGACAACGGTGGTCATTTACACCACCCCTGTAGTAGCGCAGGAGCGGGTAACGGCCGTGGTCCAGACACCACATTCGACCGCAGCGGCGAAAATCTTTTCACCCACCAGGTTCAGTTCATTGGTGCTCTTGTTCAGCACCTGACCTGGCGGTGGGATGAAGACTTCCGCGTCCTGCCAGATGGCGATACGGCCGGAGGCGTACATGTACTCCACCGTGGCCGTCACCGCCTCGCCGGCCGGACCAGTGCCGTCGTAACCCTCACCGAACACCACCGGGGTGTACCGCTTGGTGACACAGCTCCGTCCAGGCCCCTTCTCCAGGAGGTGGGCCTGAGCCAGATGTGAGGCCATGTAGGGCCGTGCGTGGATCAGGCCACCCACGATCCCGTTGTCGGCCAGGGCCTGCTCCAGCTTCGCCACCGCGTCGGTGACACAGGCGCTAGCACCCAGGTCGGTGGCGTTGCGGAACAGACCAGCGATGACACCACGGTCATTGCCGAGGGTGGTACCGGACCAGACTCGCTTCTCCACCGCCCGCTGCTCGTGCAGTGCCATCCGGGTCCGGACCCGTTCTGCCGCCTCCTCGAAGGAGAAGCCGACCGGGCCACAGGAGTAGGAAGCAACCACACCGAACGGGGCACCGGAGATGGCCGCCTCCACGCCCATGAACGTCTTGGATCCGGAGACCGCAGGGCAGTTCATGGCGTAGAGGTAGATGCCGTCTTCACAGGTGTCCGGGACGTACTGGACACCGCCACCTACCGAGTTCGCGGATGGGAACGGCATCGGCCCCAACGCCACGTCGAACAGACCGTACGGCCTCGGCGGTGGGGGCGGTGCAGTGAGTAGTAACTGCGGAGGGGGGTTGGCCACCTGGATCTCCTTCCATGCCTAGTGGCTGGAGGGGGGCCGGTTACCCGACCCCCCTAGGAGACCTAGCAGGTCACAACCCGCTGGAGGCCAGTTGAACCACTCGGGCAGATACCGACCGTGTAGACCCTGGAGACCGGGCACATCTTCACCATGGCCCAACCCGTCTCTGTGAAGAGGTGGGTCACCTGGTTGGTGGCCAGCTTCGTGGAGTCGTACACCGAGTTGAGCGTGATCACGTCGTTGACTGCCCGGATCCAAGTACCGGCCGGGTAGACCAGGAACTGGAGCGAGGTCGGCAGCGAGGTGATCGGGGTGTCCGAACCGGGCGAGCCGGACGCTGCACAGGTAGCGAAGGCGTCCTGCCAGTCGTACACGTACTGGACCCGGGCACCACGGCAGGAGAACGCTGACGTGATAGCCGCGTCCGCCAGGCAGAGGGCTTCTGGGCCACCGCCGACTGCGTTACGCCGGATCCAGTCCGCCCGCATCTGGGCACCGATCCAGAACGGCATAACCACTTCGAGCGTGGCGTTGCGCTGCATCCGGAGGCGGTACTTGATGTCCACAATGGCCATCTCCACCGCCGACAGGACCTGGCTGACCACCGAAGCGTCCGTGGCCCACGGTGCCAGTGCGGTCAGAGCCACCGCCGTGGAGCCGGTCACCACATCCGCGATCTGCTCCTTGTTGATCTGGTGCGCCGAAGCGGCCAGAGCACCACGGGTGAACGCGGCCGTGAACTCCGGGTATCCCCGCGTGGCCAGGATGTTGCCGGTGAGGCAGAGCCCGGTGACGCCGAGCCGGGTGTCCTCGAAGGACGGGCACGGAATCTCCAGACAGGTCTTCGTGGTGCCGGAAGCCACCTGGGCCTCAGTCAGGTCGAAGAAGCCAGTCGGGCTGTCGCAGGAACCGCCACCGAAGATCGAGTCGAACTCGATACCGGTGTTGTGCCGGATGCCGCCACGACGGGCCTGCACCTCGGGTGCGTCGAATAGACCGTCCGTGGTGATCTGGAGACAGATGTCGTAGTCCGTCTCGGACGGGGCACACCATCCTTGCGCCGCCACCAGGGCGTCACGCTCCGGGTGGTTGGCCTGGATCTCCTTGTACCGCTGCTCCACCGAACGGATCAGGGAGCCACCCGGGAGCCGGGTCTCGTCCATGACCTTGAGCAGCTTCGGGTAGTCCGTCTCGTCGCCCTGGAGGGAGAACTCGTCCGGGTAGTCGCGGACAAGCTGAGCCACCGGGTACATGATCGGACCCTCACCCCGGCCACCGCTCATGCGGCCGTGGCTGGATGAGCGGGACTCGAACGCCTTGGCAACTTCCAGGAGCGTGTCGAGCGGGGCACCGGCCTCGTAGTTGGGCACGCCGGCCGCTGCGACCAGGGCCGAGTAGCGGGGGCGGTTGCTGACCGGGATGTTCGGCTCCGGTGCCGTGCCCACCAGGTCCACGATCTTCACCTTGGTGGCTGAGCCGTTGGCACTGGTGGTTGCGGAGGCGACGATTGCCGGTTCCGGCTCTGGGTCCGGCTCAGGCTCCGGGTCACCCTCGGGCTCCGGGTCCGGCTCGGTGAGTGCGGAGAAGCGGTCCTTCTTGCTCTCCCGCTTGGCAAGTTCAGCCGGCACCTTGACTCGGGTGAACTCCTGGAGCTGCTCCAGGTGGTCAAGCACCTCATCGGGGCTATCCGCAGACGCCGACGCGATGAGGGAGTCAAACTCCGTCTTGGCCTGGTGCTTGAGGTCCTCTAGTCCAGCAACGCTGAACTGGTTCAGAGATTCAGGAATCTGGAAAGTCATTGCTGGGTCCTTACTCAGGAAGTGTCGTTAACTTCCCGGCAGGCCCACAGCCGTCACCGGAGATCCTGGCGCTCAGCTCAGGATGCGATCAAGGCGAGAGTATCACCTAGTTGGGGAAAAGGTACCCCCACCGGCCTTTGTTACCTCAACCCGGGCGTCGTGCTCACTGTCCACCGTCTTACGGGTGCCGTTGGGCAGGATCACCTCGTACTTCTGTCCGGGGGCGGCAGGTGTACTCCCGTTACAGGCGCATGGCATTGATTTACTCCTTCTTCGACCTTCGGACCCATTGTGTGATGTCGCGGATGAGATCAGCCTTTGAGGCGTCAGTATCTTCCGTTGGGTCATACGCCCTCCGGATCTCAAGAAGCTCAACCTTGGTCAGCTTCTTCCTACCTTCCTCGGCAGCCTCGTTCATTCGCCATGCTGTGGTTGGACTGAGGTCCCGGGGACCTGGCGGTGGTGGTGGCGCATCGAGGATCTGGGCCTCTTCGTCCACGAACCGTTTGGCGAAGTCACGGTACTCAAGCGGGAGGGTCATCACTCAGCCTTAGCGGTTGCGTAGTGCAGCACGGCCTGAGCCCAGACAGGGAGGTCCTTGACCGTTTTAGCTTTTTCTCCCGCCTTGATGAGCTGGAGCAGGCCAGGATCGTCGGTCTCCAGGTCCAGGACTGCCTTGACCACGGCGATTGCTCGTGAAATGTCAGGTGTTATCACCCTGCCTCCTGTACATAGGTTGCGGTGCGGTTGAGGATCACATAAATCTTGGAGGTTGCCGGTGCCCCAGTAAAGAGCCCCGGCTCATCCACCCTGATTGCATCGTAGCCGAGCAAGGCTGCCCGTCGCCCGTAGTCAGCCAGGACTCGGCTACGGCCACTGAGTCGAGCAGAAAGCTGGTCGTACTTCTCCATTACGGCAGTGATACCAACAATGTCGTTCGGGTCCAGTTTGTCTAGTTCAGCTTGCCGTGCAGCTTGTAGGTCCTTGGCTGCCTGGCTACCCCCACCGGCAGTCGTCATCTTCCGGAGTTCTTCCGACCCAATAATCCGGGCGTCACGTCGCAGTGCTATGCGAAGGACTCCTTCATCATTGCCACTGGCGTAACCCAGGGCCGTTCTCCGGTCGGTAGCGGAGTAACTGCCGTTGCCATAGATGCCAAGGCCGGGGTAGTAGTCACCGGACCGGTAACGCTCAGCCAGCTCGGCTGCGGAGTAGTCTCCGTGACTGCTAATTCCACGGTGAACCTCGATGCCACCGTCACGAACGACCTCATCCATACGTTCCTTGGTGACAACTTCTGGTGGTCCGTTGTAGCCCTGCTCCTGGTAGATCCGGCCAAGCCAGATGTCACCAACACCTCTCGATCCCAGTGAATGGCCACTAGTGCTCTTAACTGTCGCGTCGTAGTCGAAATCATCAATGAGCTTCTGCCCACGGACGCCAGCAATGTCACGCTGGTTCGGCAGAACCTCCATGATGACGACCGGGATGTCGCCGGAGTCATCAACCCGGACCACCCGGAACTGTTGCCCTCGCGGCAGGAGTGCCTCCTGGACCCCTTCGTGACCCAGGGCGGCATGGGTACCAGCCGGGGCCAGAATCTTGAACAGCATCGGCTTACGCCCCGAGGGGAAGTCACCACGACTCTTGCGCCAGCCGATGATCCGGCGAGCCCCCTGCTCATCAAAGGAGGTGGAGACGAAGCCTGCATCGGTGTAGATGGCCCCAGGAACCAGCCTGCGGTAGTCGGCATTAGCCGTGATGGCACTGCGCCACAGAACCGAGTCCCTGTCGATCACACTGTCAGCGATGGCCGAATCCAGGCCGATCTGAACCTCATCCAGGTCAACGGTTCCCGTTGGCGTGGTCCCGGTTCCGTGGAGGTTGCGACCCTTGCGCAGTGACCCGTTCAGTTGGTCTGCCACCGCCGCCATCATGTACAGGTCGAGGGCCTTGTTCTCCTTGTCGGTCAAGCCAGGACGGCGTTGTCCTTCCTGGATCAGTTCGGCAATTGGCCTGCCGCGCTTGTGGGTCAGCTCAGTGGGGATGGACTCGCCACGGTGTTTTAGTGCGTGCTTCACGTAGCGGGCCTGGAACCGCTGCTCCTCGATCGGGACCGGGTCACCGAGGACGGTGCCGCCGAGGGTCTTGAATCTGGGCTTCGGTGGGACCTTGGCCTTCTCCAGGGCATCGGCAAGCCGCTCCACCGCCGTGGCCGCATCGTCGGCCTTGGCGATGTAGGAATCCATCTCTGCTTTACGGGCAGGATTCTGGGCCATTGGGTGCCTGCCCTTTATGGCATCCTTCTTAACCTCCCGCCAGCGTGCCGCCGTCTCCCGCATACGTTTGACCAGCTTGGCCCGGGGGTGACGTGGATCGAAGCCTTGCTCAGCCTCCTCTTCCCAGTAATGGAAGGCGTTATGGAACGGGTTCTCATCTTCGTACCTACGCCGCATCTCGCCAGGGTTGGCGGTTCCTCCATAAAGGGCGGTGCCGGCGTGCCAGGTGGGGGCACCCTCTTCGGGGCTCCATCGGTCCCAGTCAACTCCACTAGTCTCACCAGCCAGCTTGCGTAGGTCCACGTTCCCCTGGTCGTTGATGTACTCAGGCTTACCCTTCCTCTTCTTCCCCAGGTCGTCAGCCAGGTGACGAAGCGTCTCAGCATCCTCTTTGGACTCAGTCTTCAGGGCATCCAGGCGCAGACGCCTGGCTACTACCTTGGTGTCATCACCGTTGGCAATGCTCTGAGCTGCCCGGTGAAGCGGGGTCCAGTCCAGAGCCGGTGCCCGACGACCCATGTCACTGAGTCGCCCGAATAGGTCCTGGAGAGCGTCCTGCGGGTCCTTATCAGGCTCCAGGGCATCGGCAATGTCGTGGTCCATCAGATCCGGCAGCACCTTCTTCAGGTCTGCCTGAATCTCGTCGTTGGCAATGAGTTCCTCAACCTCAGCCCGGGTCAGCCACTTGGCATCCACTGTGTCCTTGTGGCTGGGCTTGACATCGAACATCCGTGGTGAGTCAGCCACCAGGGACGTGTACGTCCAGCCGTGCGGGTCTGGAAGAGTTTTATGCTGGCCAGCCGGAGACAACCGCTCTAGGTCGGCCTCGCTGACACCGATCTCCTCCTGCATCTCCCGGGCCGTGCCCTGGTACACCGTCTCCAAACTGTTTCGGGCACCGCCCGGCAGTTGCCACTTACCTTTGGCATCAGCCTTTTCCGAGGTTTTGACGAGCAGGTACCGGGGCTCTTGGTCATCACCACGAGCCCGGACCAGGGCACCGGAGGCTCCGTAGTATCCCCATGGTGCGTCAGGGCCAAGCCGACCGTCACCACTGGATCCTCGTTCACCTGGGGGGAGCACGGTGAACTGGTCGTTGGGGTCCGGCCTCGTGATGCGAGCCTCAGGTACCCGCTTAGGTGCCGCCTTAGCTGGTGCCACCTTCTTTGCCGGGACCCGCTTGGCTGGCCCCTCACCACGAAGGGCTGCCTTGATCTTGTCCTTGGTCCAGGACGCCCCAACCGGGACACCCCTCTTGCCGGCCTCAGCTACCAGCTCCTTCTGGGTCATCTGATCCAGGTCAGTGGCGTCACGGGCTGGCTTAGCTGGGGCCGCTTTCTTTGCCGGTGCAGCCTTCTTGACAGGTACTGGTGCAGCGCCAGGAAGCGGGCGAGGTGACTGATCCGCAACCGAGATGAGGTGGTTATCTTCACCGGCCAGCTTTACGGCTCTGGCCCGATCCTCGGCTGTCAGTGTCTTCTGGTTGGCCTGTGGTGCGATGTTGGCGGTACGTGCCCGACTCATGCGGACTATTGCCGCGTCGATTTCGGCATCCGTCATCGACTTCGGCATCCGGCCCTTTACTTCGGTGATACGGACGAAGTCACTGGAGGGCTTGCCAATGTCACGAAGGGCAGCACGGACGGCGTTCTCGACCTCAATCTCCCGGACTTCATCAGAGGTGGGTGCTGGTGCAGCCTCCGGTGCCTTCTTCTCGTCCTTACCGAAGTAGTCACGCAGGAACACACGGGCATCGGCCTGGGCACGGATGGACTGCCCCAGTTCCTTGCGCTGCCGCAGTAGACTCAGACGCTCATCCGGGGTTAGGTCTCCCTTGAGTGTCCGATCCATGTCGATCATCTCGGAGGAGTTGAGGTCAATCTCTGTCTCTAGGCGGCGGATCCCTTCATCGGGGGTGATCTTCCCGGAGGAGATGTCGAACCGGATCTCTTGCAAGGAGGCGTTAGCGGAACCTTGCGGTGCCTCGAAACCCTTCTCCTCCCAGGCTTCATCGAAGCCCTTCTTCTGGTCGGAGGGCAGAGCCCGGGATCCGACAGGTGTGCCGGTCTTCTCCAGGATGGCGTCGATCCGGTCCTGCTTGTTGAGGCTGGACCGCTTGATCCCAAGGTCATCCTCAATGTCCCTAAGTTCGCCAAGCTCCATGGCTTCGAGGCGTTCACGGGTGAGGGTTGGTCCAGCCTCCTTGCCCGGTGCTACCTCCTGATCAGGGAAGACGGCCTCAACGTCAACGTACCGGGCACTCTTCCTCTCCCCCGGGAAATCTGGGTGACTGAACCGGCTGACACCATGGTCACGAACAACCCGGAACTTGGCACCACGGGGGAACAGCATCTCCCCCTCTTCACCCTCCACGGGTGACATGCCGACCATGCCGGTTCCCTTGCGGACCACCATCCTGATCACAACCGGTTGGGCATCCGCGTTGTCGATGGCGAACCGGACAGCAACATCCTTGTTGGCTGAGGCACTGGTGAAGCCAGGATCGTCCCAGGTGCGCCCCTCCAGGCTTTCATCCCTACTCAGGTCACCGAAGATGCGCCGGCCATCGACCCCTCGCCAAGCCTCCACATCAGACTTCAGCTTGGCGTCAGGGTTCTGGAACGCCTCATCCATGAGCCGTACTTGCTCACGGATCTGCTCCGTGCTTTCACCACGAGCCACATCAGCAAGACGGCGCTCGTTGAGGGCACCAGGGCTGGCCCGGTAGGCGTCAAAGGCGTCCTGCGTCTTCTTACCCAGCTTCTCGGTGAGTTGGTTTTCAGGCTCATCCTCGAACTCGTACGCCCTCAAGTCGGAGGAGTTGGCTGCGGCCTCACCCTTGGCGGCGGATTTGATCTGACGGTCGAACTTTGCCTGTTCCTCGGCGGTCGGCTTCTGGCCCTGAGTAGCCCTGCGGGCTGGCACCGCCTTCTTCGCCGGGGCACGGAACCCTTCATCACTGGGCGTCGGACGGGTGGTCCCACCACCAAAGGCACGAAGGCTCATGACAATGTGAGTCTTGCGTGCCTTGAGGTCCATTGAGGACGGGAAGGTGATTCCCAGCTCACGACCTAGCTGGTTCACATCCTCCATGTGATTGACGTCAGCAATGATGCGGTTCATCTCATCTGCATTGGTGCTGTTGTCGCTGAGCCGGCCAGCAATCCGCTGAAGAGGATGATCGTCTGGCAAGCCTGAGCCCCTAGCAATCTTTCGCCGCTCGGGTGTCAGTTGAGACATGAAGGACTTCGGGGCAGCCTTACGTGGAGCGGCAGCCTTCTTTGCCGGAGCCCGCTTCACAGGTGCCGGCGTCTCACCCCGCATGTGAGCCTTGATCCGGTCCTTGGTCCAGGACTTGGAAGCACCCTCAGCGCGAGGATCGGCAAGCAGCTCATCCTTCGTCATCTGGTCAATGTCGGTGACATCACGGACAGGCTTAGCGGGTGCAGCCTTCTTGGCAGCCGGAGCCCGCTTGACCGGTGTCAGTGGTGCCAGTTCGTCAATCTTTTCCTGTGTCAGTCCCAGAGACTTCAGTCGGGAACGCTTCTGGCGAGTGGTGAGGGAGTCATCTGAGACGATGTGGTCGGCTCGGTCCTCCGGTGTCAACGGGGTGCGGTCGACCTTCGGTGCAGCCTTCTTAACTGCTGTCCGTACCTTGGCTGCTTCAGTCTCGGAGAACGGCTTCTCCTCCGGTGGGTTGACGTACTTGTCAGTGGCCTTTTCACTCTGTGATTCCAGGAGGGCGGCCCGTAGCTTCTCGTACCGGTCAGCCGCAGCCTGGGCTTCGTCCCGTTCACGGCGGAACCCACGAGCCCGGTCACCGGAGGCATTCTCAGCCTTCTGGTGAGCAATCCCGGCCTCGCTGCGGAACCGCTTCGCCTCTTCCCGGGCAGCATGACGGGCCTGGGGCACGGACATCTGCCCACCTCGGACACCGGTAGCTATCTGCCGGTAGACCTTCCCGTCTTCCCCTTCGATCTTCTCCTTGTCCAGCACCTCCAGGGCCGTCCGGTACCGGGCCTGGGTGACGGTCATGTGCCGGCGACCGGTCTGAATCTCCTTGGCCCGCTGGAGTTGGGCAGCCTTCTCCAGCAACGGCTTCTCGGACGGCTCACCGGGCCGTACCCGCTGAGCCCGCTTGACGATGTCCTCTTCCGCCACCGACTGGCCGGACGGTGTTGGCTTCGGCCGCTCCGGTTCCCGGACCCCACGCTTGAGGCCGTGCTGCTCAGCGATCAGGTCAGCGAGTTGGTCCTGAACCTTGATGTCCTGCTCAAACTCCCGGTCCTTGTCGCTGGTGCCGTCGAGCTTGTCCTGGACCAGTTGCCGCTTGTTGACGGCGATGTCGACTTCCAGCTCACGAAGCGCATCCTCGGGACGCCGCTTCCCACTGGTGATGCCCTCATACGCCTTGTTGAACTGCCGGCGACGTGGGCCATCAGAGGGTGCCCCGATCCCTGCCTCATCGAAGGCAGCCCGGAAGTCAACGGTGCGGATCGGTTCCTCGGGTGCGGGCTCTGGTGATGGTGCTCTACCTGGAGCCCCACCACCTACCGATTCGGAGTGGATCGGCTCATTCCGTGGAGGGGGGCCACCGGGACCGGTATCAGTGGGTCCGGTGATCTCCGCTTCGGTAGCACCTAGCCCACGCATCCGCTGTTGGTGTTCCGCAATGGACTGCCGCTCCCGTTCGGCCCTGGCCTCAGGGGTGTTGGCCTCCTGTCGCGCTGCCTCCCGGCCGAGTCCTTCCCGTTCTCCCAGGGCACGCTGAGTCGGGGCCAATGGTGGTGCCCCAGTGGCTCGGGCTTCCCGCATCTCTGGTGTGGCACCGGTTTCCCGTTCGCCACCACGCAGCGGGTGTGGCTCCTCGCCTCCACCTTCGGTGTCAACGATGGCGGTGATGTGGTACCCGCCTCGTCCATCACGGTCCACTTTGGTGATCCGGATGGGCAGGTCCCGGTCCATCATCACGCCACGGTCGTTGGGACCGTTACGGGTGGGGGCGATCTTTGTGCCCTTGGGGGCGACGATGGCCATGTGGATGGGGCCACCGGAGCCAGGACTACCGATCCGGGTGGGGGTGTATCCCTTGCTGGACACCACCTTTCCAGGCAGGTCCCAGACGCCACCGTCTTCAGCGTCCATGAACGCCGGGTCGATGCCGAACGCTTCCGGACCCATGCTTCGGTGCAGGATCAGGTCATCATGGGACGGCTGAAGCTGAGCATCCATCATGTCCACGAAGCGCTGCGTGGATGCGTCCATCCGTCCGGCCTGTAGCTGGACATTGGTGTCGTGCAGGTCGGCCAGCAGCCGACGCTTATCTGCTTCTGGCCAATCTTTGTAGCTGCTGAACAGGTACTGTGACGCCTGCTGGTCCGAGCCGAACTCGCGGTAATCAATCCGGGCAAGCATGTCGAGGATGCGCTTGGCCAAAGTGATGGCCATGCCCACGCCAGCCTTATTGATGAACCGCCCGTTCTTGCCCCGGGGGTGCATGAGTTCTTCTTCTGCACCCCAGGAACTGCCCAGCTTCGCCACAGATCACCTCGCTACTGAACCGGAACCGGAGTCGGTGGAGCCTGCGCCTGCTGCTGTGCGATCTCAGGTGGGAGCGGCGGGTCGTTCTCCGGGGACCCTTCCTCAACGATCTGGTACGGGGCAGACGGGTCAGCCTCAGCCGCCGTGAGCCAGGCATCCCAGTCGGTCGATGCTTCGCCGGCGGCGACCGCTGTCGATGCCTTGGCTGCCAGTTCCGGGTCCATGGCGTAGAGGTGCTCCAGCCGCTTGCGTCGCTCCCGTTGGGCGTAGATTTCCTCGTCCTCCTGAAGGTCGGCCAGGCGCTGAGCCCGCTCCTGACGAGCCTCCTCTTCGTCCATCTGCTCCCGGACCATGGAGGCGAGTAGGGCAACATTGATTCCAGTCGGTGGTCCTGTGTATTCCTCCGGTTCCGGGACCACCGACCCAGCCGCTACCAGAGACATTTGCTCCTCGTTCTCCATCGAGTAGACCGGGAACGCGGGGGCGTTCACGGCAAGAGCGGCGGTCAGCTCCAACGAGCCCTGCTCCCGTCGCCAGTCGCCGGACAGTGGAGATCGGCGCAGCTTCGCCACCTTCTTCGGGGTGGCCTCCGGGACCACGGAGCCGGCCACCCAGATGCCGTACTCGTCCTCGCCGGCCCGGACAATGGCGATCTCGTCTCCGGTGTTGTCGTAGTGCAGGGCGGCGGCGGCGTAACTGAGCCGGATGTCGGCGTGCCGGGTGTCCATCACGATCTTGCCCACCCGCAGCGTGTCACCTTCAGCGGTGAGCACGGTGCCGAGATGGTAGGGGGCGTACCCGAGCCTGGACTTCGGGGCCAGCACACACTCCCGCATAGTCACGTCTCGATGGCACTCACCCCAGGCAGCCAGGTGCCCGTACAGTCGCCCGTCACCCTCCACGGTGATGGGCGTCTTGCCTTCCAGTTGTGGATCCTCGAACCAGGCGGCAGGTGGGGTGAGCGGGTACCCTTCCTCGCTCATGGCGTAGGTGTGAGAAGGGTTCATCTTCATGGCCGCACCTTCAGCGATCTCGATGCCGGCCTTCTTAGCGGCAGCCTTGATCCGTCCTTTGATCTGCTCAAGCTGCTCGTCGGTGTACTCGGCCGCGTTCTTCGGAACGTTGATGTACGCCCACGCGGCCCTGATGTGCTCCGGGGTGTCGATGGGGTACCTCTTCTTGTTGTCGCGGTAGCCCGGGTCGGCATAGTTCACGTCGCCATAGGGCTCCTTAGTCTCGGTTGCCATAGCTGCCTGGATCCCTTCCTGAGCTGACCGGTCCCATGGCGCTCGTATTGAGGCGTCATTGAACTCTTCGGCCATTATCGGGTAAATCTCACTGATCACGTTTCGGAGATCAGCCTTGTCTGCATCGGGGATGTCGGGTAGTCCACCATGGGCACCGGACAGCAGAGCCGCCGCCGCATAAATGGCGTGGTAGATCAGCGTCAGTCGGCCGTTGATGATGTCACCGAACGGGAGCCGGTACGAGGTGGTGGCAGTTTCCGGGAGCCGAGGGTCGTGCCACATGAAGGCCCGCTTCAGCTTCGCCGTATCAGCACCTTCCGCTGATACCTGAGCCCACGCAGCGATTCGCTTAACCGCATCATCGTTGTCAAATACCGCGTCACGGGGGGCAAGGGGAAGACCTTTCCAGCCAGAGGGGTTGACGGACGCCACCAGAGCCCCGCACCCACAGTCCTCTTCCTCCGGCCCTTCCAAGTCCATGACCATGTCGTAGTCGTCATCCGGCCACTCTCCATCCTGGTTGAGGGAGTAGATGCGCATAGCACTGAACGCTGGGATGGAGACCAAGGTGGCCCCACCGATGGTGAACTCCAGGACGTGGTCGATCCCGGTGAGTGGGTCAGCGGTGCCGGCCACCGGGCCACCCGGGTCAATGCTGGTGCCGACCACCCCCTGCTCCATCAGGTACCGGGCCTTCTTCGCGTCCGGGATGGTGTCCTCATCGAGGAAGTCACCCCAGCCGTAGGCAAAGTCCAGGCCCGCCTCGTTGGGGCCGTAGGTGATGCCCAGGATCCGGCCAACGGTGACAGCGCCCTCGTGCCCCGGTGCCGTACGCTCCCGCCAGTCCAGGGGCAGCGGCAGTACCCGGTGCCGGAGGGCTCCGTGCTCAAACACCCGCTTCCGCCGTGGCTCCTCAGTGAGTCGCCCGATGGATGCCAGGGGTCCGGCCCATAGGTGCTTGCCCAGCATTGGCATGGCAGCCAGCAACGCTTCCGCGTCACTGAGTTCCTGACGGGTATGGACGAATCCCTGCTGCCCCTGCTTCCCGTTGTTGGCACGAGCAGCCATGGCAGCCGTGATGGCAGCCTCGCCAGGGTGACCTTTCCCGGGAGGAGCGCCTAGGGCCTTCTGGTGCAGGATGTTGCACAGGCCCTCGGGGTTGGTGGGGAAATACTTCCGGAGCTGACGCACGCACCGGTTGAAGTCGTGGGGCAGACCCCAGCGGATCTTCAGGGCACCCTTGCCGGCGAGCCAGTACCTCTGTAGCTGGAGCGGCATCCCTCGTGCCGGGTTCGGATCCATCACCGCCCCCTTTCGTTGAGGATCACCAGGTCGCATCGGCAGTTGATGACCGCCTCAGGTGGTCCCATTGGATCACCCGGAAACATAAGTGGGAACCCTTCGACGTAGAACGGGTATCCGAGGTCCCGGACCTGGCCGTCTACTTCTCGGTGGGAGATTCGGACTCGTTCGTCTCGTTCGGTGTCCCAACGTTTGCGGAGCAGTCGCCCGGTGACCCGGGACTGTTCCATACCCGCTGCCAAGGTGCCGGCTCCGTAGGCTCGGGTGGTCTCGGTCTGGGCAATGGTTCTTGCCCTAGCCGGCCAGTTCTCTGAGCCGGTGTAGCTGAGCACGGAATCGACTCGTTGAGCAATCTGCTCCACTGATTCACCACTGTTCGTGCCATCCGTAATGGCGGCGAACACCAGGTTGTATGTCTCATCAGGCATCCGTACCAGGAAGTTCTGGGTCTGGGCTAGCTGACTTACTACGAAGGCGTGGCGGCTTACGGGGGGCACGTCGGTCGCCTGACTCCAGGCGCTCAGGCTGATCTTGCCAATCTCGGTCAGGATCGTATCGACTTCGCCGTCCCAGTCGCCCTGGGTGCCGTAGATGGCCGTAGGGTCCGGCATCATCCGGTACTGCCGCCATGGCTTCATCACCGCCTCTCGGGCACTGGCCAGCCACCGCTGCAACGCACCGGCTACCACTCCTGTCAGCCTGTTCTCATCCTCTTCACGGCTGGCCACGGAGGAAGCCTCTACGCTGAAGGACAGTGCCGAGGGTGGAGGAGCGATGCGGGACACGTTGTTCGATCAAGGCAAAGCAGTATTCCTGGAGCGTCGACTCAAGGGCTACCGTGTCAAGGCTTGGGTCAAGGTGTTCGGCCAGAACTGTGAGATGATCCCAGGCTCCGGCAAGCAGCTTCTGGCGATCAGCTTTGTCGGACGTGATTCGCGTATGGAGATCATGAGGCGGTACCCCGGGCCAATTGCCGCGCTGGTGGCGGTCAAGAAGACGCTTACCTACAAGCTCCATGGCCCGCACAACCGCCGCGTTTGCCACCACGAACACATTGGCGTTGGTCACCGCATAGGCATCTGGATCCCCAGTCAAGGACGCAGTGACCGCCTGCGGTCCTGGCGGTGGACCACCGGGAGCGTTCTGGGCCTCTGTTTCCAATGGGAGCGGCGGGCCGGCGGTTGGTGAGATGCCGGTCGGTGGTGCCGGTGGTGGGGGCGGTCCAGCACCAGGCATTCCTTGCTGCGGCGTGACCACGGTTTCGGCCGGCAGGATGTCCTCGGTGTAGCCAGCCACTTTGCGTACGGCTGGGATCTGGAACAGGTTCGGGTCCCGCAGCATCAGCTCCCGGGTGAACCGCTCCAAGTCCTCCTCGTCGCTGGGAGCATCGCTGATGGCGTAGTCGCCGGAGATGAGCACCGTTTCCCGGCTGACCAGACCCTTGTCGTACATCTCCCGGGTGTCCTTGAGCCGCTCCGGCCGCACAGTCAACGGGGCAGTGTCGTACCAGAACACGTACCGGTCCGGGTCTTCTTTGAGGGCCTTCAATGCCGGCTGAAGATAGCTGGAGGTCAATCCGTCGCAGATCCGGTTCATCAAAGGAACAATGTGGACGTTGATCTGGCCTTCCATGATCTGCCAGGCACCCCAGTGATTCGCTTCCCCGGCACCAGTGAGGATGGACGGGTCAATGTCCATGGCGAGGGCGAACCGGCGTAGGGCTTCAGCTCTCAGATCCAGCGCCTGCTTCGACAACTCGCTGGTGAACTGGATCAGGTCGATCTTCCCCAGCGCCTCTATCGGGATCTCGGCGAAGGTGGGCACCACACCTGCTGCCGTACCTTCACCCTTGAGTGAAGCCGAGCCTGTCTTCATCAGCCTGGATGTGAGGGCATCCCCACCGGTTAGCGGGTTGCCTTCCTGGTCCACCTCGTCCGGGAAGGACACTTCCTTCGGGATGAACATGAGGCCGGCAGAGACAAGCCGGGAGTCGATCTGGGCGAACACGAACCGGGTCAGCCGCTCGATCTCCCACAGCATCGGCATCGCCGCCCGGGTGGGGGAGTCAGCCCACAATCCACGCCGAGGGTGTGGGGTCCACACCCGGATAATCATGTCCCGCTCAGGGTTCAGATCCTCGGGCTCGCCGTCGTAGCTGGTCATGGTGACCCGGCCGGTGCGGGAGTACCGCTTCAGTTCGGAGCAGGACAGCACGAACCATTCGTCTGAGGTGGGGTCATCGGTGCTGCGGCCGATGATGTAGGCGTCGCCCGCCACGGTCAGGTTGATGCCGAGCATTCGGATGGCTTCGGCCTTACTGACCGGACCTCCGAACAGGGTGTCCGCCAGCCCGGCTATCTTGGCTTTCTTTACCTCTTGCTGGACCCGGCCGTTCTTGTCCACTTCGGCAACGTAGATACGCACGCGGGAGCAGGCGGAACCGATCCAGTTGGCTACGAACCTTAGTTCGCCAATGATGTCGTACAGTCGCCATGCTTCCTGCTGCCATGTGTCGTCACCGAACTTGTAGCTCCTCCATCCCTGCCCGTCCAGCTTGATTCGGGCAGCAGACGCGACAAGACTTTTCGGTGCCTCATGGGCGGTGGGAACGGCTGACGTAGCCCTCCGGCTGCCCAGGCGCATGGGCTACCCCTTCCGTTCAGAGAGATAGCCGGCAACCATCGAGGCTGCCGGAATGGCGAGGGCTGCAATGACCCACTTATTCGGGAACAGTATGGCCACCGGCATGATCGGGGTGGCCACCCAGATAGAGGTACACCATTGACAGTGGGCCAGATATGAGGCCATGGAGGACTCTCCCCACCGCCTCACCACCCACTGTCGGTACTTCACCATCAACTGGTCCTCAACCAGCAGTCTGGTTACACGAGCTACGGCAAGGACACCAACCACCACGGAAAGGACCAGCACGCTATTACTCTACGGTTGCCAAGAGCGCAAGGGGTAGTGGCAAAAAGAAACGCCCCCTACCAGCCATAGGGGGCGTCTCCTGTTGGTCGCTAGCGGTTCACTGCTGCCAACGTATCGTCTCGATAGTTACCGGTCCAGACTCCCACTCCACCGCAGGCGTCCGTGAACCCGTACGCCGGCCGGTGTGGGTCGATGGTGTAGTTACCGAACGGGGCATAGAACCGGTTATTAATGACGATCCAGCCGCCAGCCACATTCTCCGGGCAGTACACGGTGAAGGCACCGGCACTGAAGAAGTTCCCGTCCAGCCTCCACCGGCAGTTCTGGTCCGGGTTGCTGATGATAGAGCTGGTAATCGGGTTCAGGCCAACGAAGGAGTTGTGCAGGATCTGTACGTCACAGCCACCCTGCGACTGGATGACATCACCATGGGCCGCACTCGTGCCCTCCACTGCACCGAGGTAGGAGTCACGAATCACCGAGTTGGCATTGATCTCCAGTGCGTTTTCACAGTCGTGGACGTACATACGGGTCGCGACGAAGTTCGGTCCCCACAACCCGTTGCCGGTGCCGTTGACACAGGTGATCTCACTGTCGTGGATCGTCAATGAACCGGACTGAACCTCAACGCCCCAGAAGCAGACACCGGTGATCAGGCTGTTCCGGATCGTCACACTGGAGGCCCGGACTACCAGCCCGCACGGGATCCGCTTGCCGTCGATGACGGTGGTGCTGGTGGTAATCGTCATCGGCCCCTGGTAGGCCGTGAGCACCACGGGGCCAGGTACACCGGTTGACGCCAGGGTCGGATACCCACACGAGGCCAGCCGCGCCTGGTCGATGGGACCGGACGAGTTCTTCACGTCCCCGAAGCAGTTCCGTTGCAACCCAGTCGGGCTCGGCGTCGGCGTCGGCGTCGGCGTCGGCGTCGGGCTCGGGGACGGGGAAACGCTCGGGCTCGGGCTAGCTGACGGATTTGGTGATGGTGATGGTGAAGGTGACGGGCTAGCCGATGGTGAAGGACTCGCCGTGGGACTGGGGCTAGGCCCGGTCAAGGAATTGATCAGCTTCGTCTGCGCACTCACGCACCGATTAGCGGCGGTTCGCTCACCACTGGTCAGGTTCGGTAGTCCCAGTTGCAATTGACAGTTGCGCAACATCTCCCGGGCGAAAGTGAGGTCGGCTGACTCTGCGGCCGGCGCTGGTCTAGCCAGCACCACCAGTGCCACAACGAGCCAGATGATCGGCCCTACGACCAGTGACACCTGGAAGGCACGCTTCCATCGTTTGGTTCTCAGGGACATCTCCATAGCCCCATACTGCTACAGCAGGCGGTCCAGGGCATACAGGTCCTGGGTGAGCTGGAAGTCGTACTTGCTGGGGTCGGAGACGTTCATCCGGTTCCGCTCGCCGGCCATGAGCTTCAGGCAGGCATGAACTAGGGCGTCCATGCGGTCCGGTGACTCCCGGGTACTTTCCGGGTCGAAGAGAACCATTTGATCCTCCAGCAGGTCGTGTTCACCGACCATGTGCAGCCGTCCCTGTTCGGAACGCATGGCCACCGGCTCTGCCCGCGTCTTCTTGCCGTGTTTGGCGTGGACCGCCAGCATCGGAGGAGAGGAGTTCTTTGGGAACATCCCCAGGTCGATGCACTCGACATAGGCGTCACGGAGCACTTCCTGGAGGTACCGCTTACCCAGGTTCTCCTCGTACACCAGTAGGTCGGCACTGAACTCAGCCACCGCTCGCCACATCGCCAGGGCTGCTGCACGGCCGGAGTCCGGCACCGTCCGATCGGCCCGGACGTACAGGTGGTTGTCCGGACTCCTTGACACAACAATTATTCCGGTGCTGGCGTCCTCGCCGGTCAGGTTGGGGTCCACGCCCACCACCGTGGACACCAGGTCCGGCATCTCCTCCAACTTAATCCGGTACTTGACGATGTTCATGCGCTTAAACAGGCCACCACCGGTCAATTCCAGCATCTTGCCGTACAGCTCCTGCTCCCCCAGGTCGGTACCGGTGTAGCGGAGCTTCAACTCCCGCAGCACATGGGCGGACAGGTTGGCGGCGTTGTCGAAGGTGGAGCCACCCATGAGGTAGATGGTCCCGTCCTCCCGGCTCATCCACTCCTGAAGCAGCTTGATTGGCTTCGGGGTGGTGGTGGCGAAGCAGCGGGGGTGATCCCCGATCAGGTCTGTCCGCAGGGATGGCAGGATGCCCTCGTACCAGGACTCGTACGGCTTGGGCCACTTGCAAATCTCATCCACCCAGGCACCGGAGGCGTTGTAGCCACGCCCGACATCCTCGTCGTCGGCCCCTTCGGCGTACACCTTGGCACCGTCCGGGAACAGGATCATGGGTCTGGGTGACTGCTTGTACCGGTAGTCGATTCCTCGCCGCTGGAGCACCCGAAGCATCCCAGCCGGCCCCTCCAGGCAAATTGTCCTGGTATCAGCGAGCGTCTCAGCGATCAGAAGCCACTCGGTCGGCTGACCGTGTGCGTCAAACGGGTGCTGGATTACTTTCTCTGTCAACCATTCCGCACCCGCCCGAGACTTCCCCCAGCCACGTCCGGCCAGGGCCAGGGCAACGAGCCAGTCCCCGGTCGCTGGCGGGATCTGCTCCGGGCGAGCTACCCACCACCACTCCCCGTTGATGATCTCTTGCAGGATCTCTGGCGGCAGGGCGTCGATCCACGGGTCCCGAACCTCCCGTGGAAGTAGTGCCACCCGTTGTGCCAGCGAAAGTCCCATTTGCTTGATCATACGACGGAGGGGTACCGTCGAGAGCACCTACGGGATCGACTGGACCGCCCGATCTGACCTCCGGGTCAGGGTCCAGTCAAGGATTCGGCCCCCTAGCGTCCCAAAAGACGCGACGATGGGGGCCGAATCTTTTTGTCATACCCGCTTGGTACCTTCCCACCTAACCGAGGGAGGGCTAGAGTCAGTTGATACCCCTGGCTAGGCAACGGATAGAGGTGTTCATGGATGACTTGGCCGACATCGACCTCGGTCGGGCGGTTGTGGCTCAAAGGAAGCTCAAGGAACTGCGTGACTCGCTGGGTCTGACCCGCAGTGTCATGGCAGAGTTCCTGCACACGTCGGTGTTGACATACACCTCCTGGGAGAAGAGGCCGAAGATCGCGATGTGGTCCGCCTCCGCTGGCAAGATCGGGCGGTTCTACCGGGCAGCGACAGTGGAGCTGGAACTCCTGAACGAGGACAAGGTCCCAATCAAGAAGCTGGCCCCCCTTCATGTCGCAGCCAGCCAGCTTGGGGTCCCACAGGAGTTGCTGTTCCAGTGGTACCGGGACGGGAAGTTCCAGGCATTTGACCTTGGGATCCTGGGCCTGTGGCTACGGCGGGACACCATCAAGGACATCGGGCATTGAGGAGATGTGTCATATGCGGAAACGAGCTGCACCCTCTCCTGGAGCCCGGGACCATCACCCATCCAACGTGCCCCATGTTCTCTGAACCGGACGAGGGCGACCCATTCGCCGCGCTCCTGAAACACGAGCTGACCGAAGTGATCCTGGCCAAGGAGCGAGCCAATCCCCGGGCGCAACAAACCGAGGTGGGTCCTTCCGAAATCGGTGACCCCTGTGACCGTCGCCTTGGGTACAAACTCGCCGGTATCCCGGAGCGGAACGTGGACTACGACCCGTGGCCATCCATCATGGGTACGGCTATGCACTCCTGGCTGGAAGAGGCAGTCCGGGATCATGGTGGTAGTGAGTGGATGACTGAGACCCCGGTAGCTGTGGGCGAGTTCGTGAAGGGTCATTCGGACCTGTACCACCGGTCAACCGCCTGCGTCATCGACCACAAGTCAGCCGGCCCTGATGTTATGAAGAAGATTCTGAAGGAGGGGCCTCCCCCTGGATACGTGGTCCAGATACAGTGCTACGGGTACGGGTACGAGAAGCTGGGGATGCCGGTCAGGAAAGTGGCCTTGGTGTTCTACCCCCGAGCCGGCTGGCTCCGGGACATGTACGTCTGGGCCGACACCTATGACAGATCCATCGCTGAGGCTGCCTTGAAACGTCTGTACGGAATCGCGCACACAGTAGTATCCCTGGACGTATTGAAGCAGAGTCATCGATGGGAGCAAGTGGATGCAACCCCATCCAACTCGTGCGGGTTCTGTCCCTGGTATGACCCGGGCCGGGACCTTGAACGAGGGGCCGACGACACCGGATGTCCGGGGAGGTGAATATGACCGAGAAATCTGACTGGTACAAGGACATGGTGAAGGCGACCAAGGAACGTGAGCGTGCCCTCACGATGGTCGCCAGATGGCAGGAGATCGTTGCTGATGCTGAGGCAACAATCAAGCGACTCTCATTGAACATGGCAGCAGAAGCGGCTCAGAAAACGGAACAGGAGTAGGGAACATGAAGTTCGATGAACCGGAAGAGGCTGGCGGTAACCGCTGCTACCCGAAGAACGTGGTCAACCACCTGCTACTGGTGTGGGCCGTTGACTACGTCGCAGATAGCCCGACGAAGTTCAGCCGGCCAGACAAGCCCAGTGACGTGATCATCGTTGACGTGGTCGACCTGGACCAGGTTGACGAGGAGACCGGTCAACCAGGGCTCGTGGCCCGGCAGGCTTGGTGGCGTCAGGCCCGCCTGATCCAGAGCCTGAGGCCGAAGCTCGGAAGCGCGGATCCAATGCTGGTCCGGATGGTGAAGGGGGTCAGCTCCATGGGCATGAACGCCCCGTTCGAGCTGGTGTCCCAGACCGGGGATCCTCAGTGTGTCAGTCGGGCACAGTCCTGGTTCGGAGCCAACCCGGGGTTTAAACCCAGCGTCGCTGGTGCTGCTGATGTGCCTCAGCAGCCGCAGCCGGCCTCTCACTGGGACACACCGGAGCACGAGTACGCCCCGGCCCAGGAGGAAACCCTGCTGGAGCGGATGGCTCGTCAGTCCACCCAGCAGAGCCCGTCACTGCCACCACGGCAGCCGGCTCGACCTGACGGAATGCCCTTCTGAAACAACGAAGCCCCCTCCGGGTCCGGAGGGGGCTTCGGGCTCTAGCCTACTGGTGGGTTCGGTGCCATGATGAAGACCACCTTCCGAGGCCGCTCGGCAAACAGTAAGGGTCCCCTTCGGCGTTTTCGATACCAGGGGACCCCTACCAGATAGGTGACGAGATGAAGATAGCAGACATTGCCAAAACTTGGCAATCGGCCGGAGTGTCGGTCATCCCAATCCTTGCCAACCAAACGAAACGTCCCGCCTTCCGGTGGTCCCCGTACCAGGTCTCCATACCCACCCTGGGTGAGGTGGATGAGTGGTGGGGCAACGGGAAACCGTACGGGCTCGCCCTGATCTGTGGTGCCGTCTCCGGCAACCTGGAGATGACCGAGATTGAGGGTCGGGCGTGTGATGGGGAAACCCTCACCGACATCAGCAACCGCATGGACGAGCTAGGGGTCGGGCACGTCTGGGACCGGCTCAACAGCCACGAGGGCTACTCGGAGCAGTCACCCTCGGGTGGGCTGCACCTGCTGTACCGGATCTCCGACCACGAGGTACCCGGCAACACCAAGATTGCCAGTGGTGAAGATGGGCTCTGTCTGGCTGAGACCCGTGGTCATGGCGGGTACGTGATCGTGGCCCCCACCCCCGGCATCTGTCACCCGTCCGGCGAGTCGTGGAACCTGATCAGTGGCAGTTACGGACACTTGCCGTCAATCACTTGGACTGAGCGCAACCTGCTGCACGAGGCTTTACAGTTGGCTTTGGGTGGAACCCCCGGTCCACCCGTGCCGGCCGTGCTCCCCGATCCACCCCCCCGGGTCCCAGGGTTGAGCGCGGCCGGTCTCACCCCGGGTGACGACTTTGAAGATCATACTGACTGGGCAGAAATACTGGAGCCACACGGATGGCACCTCGAATCCAGACATGGAACCGAACGACACTGGACCCGCCCCGGGAAAAACACTCGGGATGGCGCTTCGGCCACCACGGGCAGAGCCAACGATCGCGACCGCTTATACGTGTTTTCAACCTCCACCTTGTTTCAGTCGGAAGTTCCCTATACCAAATTCGGGGCTTATGCACTGCTGAACCATAACGGTGATCATTCAGCCGCCGCTAGGGCGCTAGCGAAGCTCGGCTTCGGGGACCGGCGCGAGGTTGCCGTACTCGACACCCTCAACCGGAACCCAGAGGAAGAGACCTGGTACCGGCTGACTGAGGCCGGCAATGCTCGCCACCTGTGGGACCGAGTTGCCGGCCGGTACCACTTCGTTCACCAGACCAAGCACTTTGTCTACTGGGATGGCAAGGCGTGGATTGAGGACCGGAACGGCTCACTCACCCGGGAACTGCTCCAACTCACCGAGGACATGGACGCCTACGGGCAGGCCAACGACATCCAGGCCCGGTGTAAATGGGCCACCGCATCACAGAGCAGCGCGAAGATCAAAGGCACCCTTGAGGTCATGAAGGCCATGGTGGGTTGCACCCGAGGCTGGGAGGAGTTCGATGTTGACCGGCACCTGCTCAACGTCGGCAACGGCATCCTCGACCTACGCACTGGGGCTCTGGCTGCGCACGATCCAGCTAAACTGATGACCCGGATGTTCGCTGCCTCGTACGACCCCAGCGCCACCTGTCCCGAGTTCCACGACTTCATGGACGCCGCGTTGCCTGACCCGGAGATGAGGACCTATGTCCAGCGAGCCCTTGGGTATTCCCTCCTCGGAGATGTCGATCAACGATCCATCTTCTGGATCTACGGACCACCGGGCACGGGTAAATCAACTCTTATGGATACTATCCGTTTCCTCTTTGGAGACTATGGAACCACGGCTAGCTCAGGTGCTTTTAGGGCTAAGAGCAAGGACCATGGGCCTTCCACCGATCTCCACGACCTACGTAGGAAGCGGTTCGTAACCACCTCCGAGACGGCCGAGACCACCTCCTTCGATGAGGACCTGCTCAAGCGACTCTCCGGCCGCGACCAGATGAAGTCCCGGGAGCTGTACCAAGCAAACCAGGAGTGGACCCCGGAGTGTGTGCTGTGGATGGCCACCAACAACGCCCCCCGGTTCAGTAGCGATGACGATGCCATCTGGCGTCGGACGAAGCTGATCCCGTTCCTGACCGTGTTCACGGGTGCTGGCGAGAGGCCGGACTTCGCTCGCCGGGTCCTGCTCCAGGAACGGAATGGGATCTTGAACTGGCTCCTGGAGGGACTGGCCGACTTCCAGGCGTTCGGCCTGGGGGAGCCGGCATCAGTGCTCCAGATGGCCAAGGATCAGCGGGCGCAGTCCGACTCGGTGGCCCGGTTCATTGATGAACGGCTGCTCGACGGAGTTCTGGTGGAGGGGCCACAGGAGCGGGTCCGGACCAGTGAGCTGTATGCCATGTACACGGACTGGGTGAAGCAGTCCGGTGAGCGTGCCGTGGGCAGTCGCCGGTTTATCACCCGGATGCAGACCAACTTCCCGCACCTGCCCCACGTCAAGATCGCAGGGCATTACTACTGGCAGGGGCTCGGGCGTGCAGTCAACGGCTGGATGCTGGGTTCGGCCCCACCCACCCTGTACAACGACTAGGACTTGACGCTGGTGACAGTGGTGGTACTGTTGCTCCCATAAGCACTAACCCCCCCCTGGGGGGACAAGGAAGGAGGATCAATGAGTAAAAGTATCTTGATCGAACTGATCAAGACGGATCGGAAGCTGGAACCCGGCGACGACATCGCGGACCTGGCTAACCTGATCTCCGGGTTCGGCCTCAAGGTTCCCGTGCTCCTAGACCAGGACTACAACCTGGTCGACGGGCTCCGGCGCATCGAGGCCATGAAGCTGCTAGGTGAAACGAAGGTCCCTGCTGTCGTTGCTGACATGTACGAAGAGGCCATCGCCAACCTGAAGCTGGCACACCAGGACCGCGACGGTGTTGGTCCCAAGCGGACCCGGCAGATTGAGCTGGGCATCGAGGATCTTCGGATCGCCCGCACCTCCCGTCTTCGGGCCAGGTACGCCAACGTTCCGATCGGCAAGCGCGGCACCATCCCTAAGGAGCTTCGAACCCGGGATCTGTTTCAGGACGCGATGAACGATGTTAACGCGCCCAAGTACGCCCAGATTTACCGACAAGCCGAAGCCGGGGTCATGTATGCACAGGAACTGGTCGACGCACTAGAGGCTGGCGAAATGGGCATCAGCACCGCCATCTCCCGCCTTGAGGAACGGCGACGGACAACCGGGGACGTTCATACGTTGCCGGACCAACGGGCACTGCTCCACGGTGCCACTCGGGGACTGTCCGGCCTGGTCAAGGGCCTGGACAAGATGGGGAGCCCAGTCAAGCTGTCCAAGGCCGAACTGGAGCCCATCCTCAAGGAACTCAAGGCTCACCGCGCCAAACTAGCTAGCTTCATCCGATACATCGAAAAGGAGTCAAAAGGAAAATGACGGAATACAATTTCACCGAGGAATGGATCCCGGTGTCGGAACTGGAAATCGACCGGGCCGTGCAGCGGTCCAGCTTCGACCGGGGCAAGGTTGAGCGGTTCAAGCGCAACTTCAACCCGGCCGCTCTGGGCGTCATCACAGTGTCCCGGCGCAACAAGGTGACACTCATCATCATTGATGGGATGCACCGCACTCAGACCGTCAAGGAGCTGAGCACCAACGAGGGCAAGATCCTCTGCCACGTCTTCACCGGCCTGACCAAGGCCGAAGAGGCGCAGATGTTCCTGGACCTCAACGCCGGCACCCAGCCAACGGTCATGGACAAGTTCCGGGTTTCCATCACCGCTGAGAACGAAAGGTCCATCGCCATCGAGAAGCTCTGCCACGCCTACGGGTGGTCTATCAATCCCTCCCGGAACAAGGGCAATATCCAGGCAGTGACCACCCTGGAGCGGATCTACAAGCTCTCAGAGAAGATCGAAGCTGAACCGAACCTGCTTCAGGTGGTGCTCCTGTGCATCACTCACGCCTGGGGCCTGGACCCGGACGGGAGCAAAGCCGTCATCATGGAGGGCATCGCTGCCCTGGTCGCTGAGCACGGCAGCAACCTGGACCTGGACGTGCTCCAGCGCAAACTCCAGAACTACCCTGGTGGCCCCACGGGGCTGCACACCGACGCTGTGGCCTTGGCCAACATGCGACGGGGCCGAGTCACTATGGCGGTCGCTGAGAGGCTCACGGACGAGTACAACAAGGGCCGCAAGTCCAAGGGCCTGAGCCCGTGGCGTCGCCGGTCATGAAGCTCGACTCACCTATCGCTGGTGCGTTAGGCGCACTAGCCGCGTTCACACTTCTGATGGCCCTAGTCGCTGTTCTTGTCAACAAATGGGAGCCCTTCCTTGGCTCACTCGTCATCTGGGTGGGCCTCGGGGGAGCAGTTCTTGGAGTCAAGATCCATAACCGGTTTCGGGGGGAAGAAGAGTGACTACGGCGTGGTGCCGGCGATGCCGGATGCGGATTCGGTGGTATCCCAGGTGGGGGGCCTGGGGTACGGCCACCGGAACCAAAGAGTTCGCTACTCAGTGTGTGACCCCGGACGGGGAGCACGAGCCCACTCAGGAGAAGAATTGGGGAGGTGCCGAGATTGGCACAGTTACCACCTGACGGAACCTGGCTCATTCAACAAATCGGTGGAGAGGTCATCCTCTTTCACCGGTACACAGAGGAAGAGGTTGTGCGCTTCAATCCCAGTGATGCTGATGCGGCGGCTAAGGCTCAACACGCCATCCACCTGAGTGATCAATTGGATGATGAGCAGAAGTCCATGGCACATTTCTGGTCCGGGTACTTTTACGCCCACGCAACCTGAAACGAAAGAGGCCCTACCCGGAACCCGGGTAGGGCCTCTTCTGTTTCGTTCACGCCATGGCGGATTCCGGCTGCTTCCTCAGCTCTGTGACTACGGAGTAGGCGTAGTTGTAGGAGGTGCCAGCAGCGGCGGCGATGTCCTTGATGGACAACTCTGGTGCCTTAGCGAGGATCTGGGCAATTCGCTCCTTGCTGTTTGGTCCCTTATCCCGCTTGGGGGCCGCGTCAACCTTCGGCTTCCCGGTACGCACCATGGCTCCTGCCTCAGCCGCCTCCAGGTTGAGGAGGTGGGCGTTCAGCTCATATACCGACACGGAGGCGATCACCATGAGGCCATCGATCAGGAGCGGAAGCATGAACCCAGCCTGATCATCCCCGGTGTAGCGGAGAACCGCCGCACGCTGATGCCAATAGCTGAGCCAGCCACCGGCACCTGCGATGCCTGCGGTGGCGACCGGTCGTGCCAGTCTGATAAACCACGCTGCGTCTTTGCGTATGGGGATCCTGCTGACTAGTTCCCAACCACCTAGAACCAGCAGGGGCGGCATGGCCGCAAAGGTCCATGTCACCAGGTTGAACGTCCCCGCATGGAGGATGTTCGCCCAGATTGAGAGGGCGGCGGTAGCGACGATGATGCCACGGCAGTACCACCTGAGGTGAACGAAGTTCTTGCGCTTTTTGGATACATTCATCCGATTCCCCTTTCAAGGGATTGTGTTGATTGGCCTGGGGTAGCGGGGGCATAGCCTCACTCGCTCTCACCAGTACGGCAACAGTATCCCAGGGGAGGGGTGGGTGTCAAGAGCTAGAGGATGTGTCCACTTGCCAGAGCCCGGTGGTACGCCAGCCACCGGTCATCAGCCTCACGTCGAAGCTGTTCCGGTGTAGGTGGCGGCTGGCACTCAGGACGCCGGCACGGGTCCACCAATGAGGCGTACGGCCCAGCAACCGTGCTGATGTCGATGACATCCAACTCGTCACCACAGGTGGGGCACTTAGGCATTGAGCAGCCTCCAGGCTTCTGCGAGCTGTGGCGGGCACACCGCGTTCCCGATCACGCTCAGGGCCTTGGTGCGCTCCAGCCACTGGGTTACGTGGCCCTCAGGTAGGCACATCAGCCACTCGGCGAACTGGGCCGATAGCCGGGGTAGTCCCCGTGGTCCAATCTCACTGATCAGTGGTGGTGGTCCGTACGCCTCAACATGCTTCTCTATGGCGCGCCCGTATCTGGTCAGGGTCACCTGCAACTGACCCACGCGCTCCAGGGATCCCGTCAGGTCCTCACCGTCGTCAAGCCTAGCTGTGGGGGTGGGGAACACGTCCCAGCGTCCCTGGACGGCACAGAACCTGGTCGGCACCCGCTCCACCTCCGCTGCCCATTCACCACGGGTGGCGAGGAGGAACAGCCGGTGCCGGTGGTGGGCAGCCTGTACGTGACAGGCACCAAGGGTGAGCCAGCGGACCCCGTACCCGAGCTGGTCGGTTAGGTCATCCAGGATCTGGTTCCACAATCGCCCCCCGTCGAAGTAGACCAGGTTCGGCACGTTCTCCATCAGGAGTTGATGGGGTCGTTGCGCGTCCAGGGCTCGGGCAACCTCGGGCCAGAGCCAGCGAGGATCAGCGTCACCACGCTTACCACCGGCCGAACTGACCGGCTGGCAGGGAAACCCGGCCGTGATCAGGTCGACTTCCTCTTGCAGCCACCAGTCGACCTGGGTCACGTCACCCAGGTCGGCGTCGTAGTCGGTGCCGGGAAGACGAATCTTGCTCAGGTCCTCGTCCCACTCAGCCCACCAGGGCATGGTGAAGTCGACCCCGGCCAGCTTGAGTCCTAGCTCGATGCCGCCGCAGCCGGTGAACAGGGATCCAATTAGCACTACTGGGTCCGCTTCCTGCTCCGCGCCATGAGGTACAGGGTGGTCGCCACGAACACTCCATAGACCACCGCCCAGTACTGTGCGCCCTCTGACCACGCCTGGATCACGAACATCAGTCCAAGCACCCACAGGATCACCACGAAGATCCAACCAATCATCGGTTCATCCACCATTTCTCGAACTTGATCAGGCCCCAGGCCAGCAGGCCCACGGCAACGAGTAGCAACCACTCCATACCCTCAACCCTACCCCTCCCCCCACCCGCGTTCAAGAGCCCGCGCTCACTGAGCCAGGATCCTCGATCCTCGCGCGAGCAGACCCCGGAAAGTTGTTGCTGAGTCAACCAACAGGACTA